TAGAAGAAGTTCAATTGGATGAATTGAGCAAGAAGACCTTAGGTTCATATGTAAAAAAAGCAGCACTTGATTTAGGTCAAAAAGGTATTAGTGTTGGCCAGCACACAGACAAAAAGAAATGGTTACCTATTACTAAAAAAATGAATAAGAGAACAGACTCCATAGTTAAAGCTACGGACAAATTGACAAAAGAAGACGTTGAACATATTAATGAATTGAATAAAGACACTGTATATTCATACGCAAAGAAATCTGAAAAAGATCAAGAGTCTCAAGAGAAGAAGATAAGTACTGCTATCAAGGCTAAAGACCCAAAGACAGCTAACGCAGCAGGACATAAACTTCAAAATCGTATGACAGGTTCCGAACGTGCAGAAAAAAGATTGAACAAAGAAGAAGCTGCTGGCTATGATGAATTCAAGTCTGGCGGTAAACCTCTAGAGAAGAAGTTCGACAAAGCATTCAAAGCAATGGGAATCAAATCTGATATCAAGATCAAGACTGTAGGCAATGTTTCGGTAAACGAAGCAGCTAAGCCTACAAAGAAGTTCAAAGATATGAAAAAGAAAAACACTGCTGGAACTAAATCGGAAGAAGGCGACAGCAAAAAGGGTGAACCCTTAAGCGGCAAGAAAGAATCTATCGAAGTTAATCCAGAGTTGCATAAGACACCAAAGTAATGGACAAGCTACCGCAGATATACTGTGACATGGACCAAGTCCTTGTCAATCTCATTGGAGGAGCTAATGAAGTCTTACGTGCGCGTGGACTTCCGAACTTTCCTGAAGCAGAAAAAGAAGAAAAGTGGAATGCACTAAAAAGCGTTCCTAAATTTTGGGCTAATTTAAAGCCAATGCCTGACGGCCTTTTATTATGGAAATTCATTCGTCAACACAATGCGTGGATTCTATCTACGCCTTCAAGACGCATGGAAACGTGTAGACCTGAAAAGATTGAGTGGGTCAGAAAAAACCTAGGTAATGTCGAGCATATTTATTTGGTACCAAGAGAAGACAAGCAAAAATTTGCTTTGGCTGAAGATGGGACACCAAATCTATTGATTGACGATCACATTAAAAACATTAATGAATGGGAATCAAAAGGTGGTATAGGTATTCGTCATATAAATACAATGAAGACAATTTCACAACTAAGAAAATTAGGATACTAATAAAAGGAGAACACCATGGCACTATGGGGAAAAAGAGATAGATATAGCATCACTGGTACTGCAAACGCAGTTCTAGGATCAGCTACAGTAACAGGTAACGCAACAGCAGTTTTTACTACAGAAATTGACAACCGCGATAGCTTGTATATTAACGGTTCGCATGTTAAAGTTAACTCGGTAACAGCGGCAAACACATTGATATTAGATGCAGTATGGCCATCAGCTAATGCATCCGCACAGACTATTTTTGGGCAAGATTCGCCTAAATATATTCCGTATGATGATATTACCAATATCTATGGTAATGACTTGACGGAAGCTCAAGTTGCAGCTAATAGAGCTAAAGGTTTATATACACCAGGCTGGGTTCGCTATAAGACATATACAGATATGCATGGTGTTACACGCCACAAAGCAGAATCACTTGTTGTTATGAGAAGCATGACACAAGCAGTTGCAAGCGATTCTGAAGATACAGTTTTAGCAGATACCTAAAATTACATAATTGGTCCGAGTCCCGGAGTAGAATTCCCATTTAATTGGGTTTAAATAATAAGGAAAAAATAAAATGGCAGATAAAAAAGTAACGGCGCTCACTGCGCTAACGGCAGCATCCAATAACGACATTCTTTTGATTGTAGATGATCCTTTGGGAACACCAATCTCTAAGAAAATCACTGTTGAAGATGTATTTGGTAATACGACAAAAACCAACTTAATTAAGTTTAATGTTGGTTCATCTAATACTAATCTTAGCGGAACATCATTGACGTTGTATCCAGGAACTGGCGGCGCCAATTCTAATGTAAGCGTTCAAGGATCAGTATCTATTGCTAACTCTGGTGTATTGAGAATTAATAGTTCTACGACACCAGCGTCAAACAATGCTGCTAATTCTGGATGGACTGTTGGTCAATTTGGATGGGATGCAAACTATCTTTATGTTGCAACATCCAGCACAGTGGTTAAAAGAGTTGCATTAACTACATTCTAATACATTATGTTATGTGATGATGATGATTTTGATATCTACGCGATAAGAAATTATCAAAATCCAAATTGCGTTTCGGTGTTAGAGTTTCTTGATGACTTGAATAGAATTAAGTACGTCAAGAGGCTCATAAACAAATATATAGACAAGGGAGAGTTGCGAGAAAGATTGATTATTAATCATATCATTTTTCTATCAAACGTTTTTGGAATCGAAGCGACTGTTGCTATGTTGAGATATAAAGTTGAGAGTGAGAGTCATCCAGTTCTCAATTCATTCTTAATATTTTTGAATTGTTGTAATTCGAATGATCCCGTGCCTCTTGATAAAAACCTTTTAGAAATATTAAAAAAGACAGTATAATGGCAAATTTAGTAGACATTTACATCGTTTATAGAGTCCTTAGAAAACTCACTACACCATTCAATGAATGGCCTGCTTTTGCTGCGGGCGTAATTGATGCTGAAGGAAACATTCTTAAGAAATCTAAAGATAGAAATACTGTAGATGAAACAGATTCGTTTACTCCTCTAGATGTAATGGTACTCAAGCTAAAAAGAATCCTTGCTAAAGTACCAGGTGGTCAGACTAAGTTTGCGACATATGCAGCCGCATTGCTTCTAATCAAAGAAGATAAGTCATTGACAGAAGAGAATGTAGAGCAGAGATTCGCTGAGTATATGGCTTCCGATATGATCAATGAAGACATTGCTAATGCAGTCGGCACTGGTAATATTGCAGGAACTACAGGTGATCCTCCTGGCGGTAGTAAAGTCATGATGCGCAGATTCGCAAAGAATGACGTATTCGTTGTTGACGCAAAAAAGTTTAATCAAGCTAGATTCGGTAAGAAGAAGTATCACAAGTACGAAAACTATGTTGGTAATGATGAAGTCGGAAACGCTATTCGTGTCTACGGACGTAAATATCCAAAAAGACCAATCATCATTCAGGATGAGTTGACTGGCGCTATGACATTCTTGCGCCATGGTCGTTCTGGCATGTTCACTGAAGCATGGATTGAACCTAAGAAAGCTCCTGTCGCTAAAGCAGTAACTCCAGAAGACTTAAAGAATATCGAAGCTTATGCAGATAAGCTATTCAAAGCAGTAGGAATTGATATTGCATTCACTAAGCATTTTTTAGATAGAGTGAATGACGCAAGAAATGTGACGCAAATTACGCCAATGGAACTATCGAACATGTTCAGAAAATCTTATGGCAAATATGGTAAGAAAATCGCAGAGCTTGGTCCAGATGCAGAAGCAGTCATTAATGATATGCAGTCAAACATCAATATGCCATTCGTATTGAAGTTGGATCCAAGAAGCCGAGAACTCGATCTAGTAGCAAAAACAGTCATGCGTAAAAAGAACTTTATGACGCCCGACACTAAACTAAGCGTATAACATATGAAAACATTTAAAAAATTTATTTCAGAACAAAGTGTGGCGGAAGGCGTTTCTCTAAAACAAAAGCACGAAGATAAAAAACGAGCAGATCAAAATCAAGTTCGCTATGGAAAAATGACACAGGCAGAATTTGATAAGAAATGGACAAGAACTGAAAGACCTAAGCCTACTGATAAAGAGCAAGGAATGGCGGAATCTACTATCTGCACCAATTGCGATTCTGATCCATGTATCTGTGATGATAGTCATGGGTTCGTACAAGAAGGTACAGATCAAAAGAAGCCAACGCTTCCACCACACCTACTAAAACTTATTAAAGATAAACAGTTAGATAAAAAACCTATGTCACAAACTTCTAAGGTAAAAGACGTAACTCCAAAAGGATACGGACCTAACGAAGAAACAAACACCGACAAGTTTAAGAAGTATGTTCGTCCTGTAGTAAAGACTACACCAAAAATTGAGAGAGACACAAATCCATCTGGAAGAACTAATGATCACGTTGAGTGGAAAGTAACTACTCACACAGGTGAAGTCCACAGACACAAGACAAAAAAAGAAGCGCAAGCTCACTTTGATTCATTACCAAAATAAATTATGTGGCTTCTAAGTTTTCTTCCTGAATATTTCTTTCATCTACTTACACTTCTTGGTTTTGTAGGAGCACTGGCTTGCTTATTCCCTATTCCATACAAGACAATAGTGCAGGTGTTATCGATTGCAGTGATAGCATTCTCGCTATACATGGAAGGTGGTATTGCTAATGAAGAAGGATGGAAGTTAAAAGTAAAAGAAGCAGAAGCTAAAGCTGCGCAAAAAGAAACTCTAGCGGCTGAGACTACGGTTCAAGTCGTGACAAAGTATGTGAAAAAGATTGAAACTATTAAGGAGAAGGGTGATGTTATTATTAAAGAAATTCCAACTTATATCACTAAAGTTGATGATTCTAAGTGTGCTGTGCCTAATGGTTTCGTCATGCTCCACGACAGTGCCAGTCGTAATGAAGTTCCCGACACCTCCAGAGTCGTTGATGATGGAGCCTCCAAAGTTAAAATCTCTGGAGTCACAGGAACAGTCGTTGAAAACTACACAACCTACTATCAAGTAAGCGAACAACTAAAAGCTCTTCAACAGTGGGTAAAAGAACAACAGTCTATTTACAACAAATGAGGATGCTATATGGAATTAACAAAAGAACAATTAAAACAATTACTTCCAAACAATCAATACGTTGACCATTGGCATGAAGTGCTTTCAAAGCTCCTGCCTGAGTATGAGATTAATACTCCAGAAAGAATTGCAGCATTCATTGCACAATGTAGTCATGAGTCTGGTGGCTTCACTACACTCAAAGAGAATTTAAACTATCGTCCTGAAACGCTTAGAAGAATTTTCCCTAAGTACTTTCCGACCGATGATCTTGCCCGTGCATATTGCAGTATGCCAAACAAACAAGAAGCTATTGCAAATAGAGTCTATGCAAATAGAATGGGCAATGAAGATGAGCATTCTGGCGACGGTTTCAAATACTGTGGCAGAGGACTCATTCAATTAACGGGTAAAGAAAACTATACTTGGTTTGCTTCAAGTATCGATATGTCGCCAGACGAAGCATCTGAATATCTTCAAACGTTTGAAGGTGCAGTTCAATCGGCATGTTGGTTCTGGGAGACAAACAATTTAAATCAGTATGCAGATTCTGGTGATATACTTACTATGACAAAAAGAATCAATGGTGGAACAATCGGGCTTGAGGACAGAATCAAGCATTACGAACACGCATTAGAAGTTTTAGGAGTATGATCACATGGCAGAAGAACAAAAAGAAGGCGCAAAGGGCGCATTTATTGAAAAATTATTATTTGCGATATTACCATTGTTACTCGGATCAGTTGGATATCTAATTAACGCATTAGGTTCTATTCAACATGATGTAACTATCCTTAATCAGAAAGTAAGTTTGGTTGTTACAACAGATAACAAGCAAGCAAGCAACAGTGGTGCTGAACTAGCCCGTGAAAAACTACGTCAAGATTTGGAAAAAGAAATTCAAAAGAACCGTGATGCTATCATGGAAAATCGTCAGCACATTGCTGTCCTTGAAGATAGACAAGGTTTTGGTCCAAAGAAAATTGGCGCAATGAAGGAGTAACATGGCAGACGAAACTAAACCCAGTGAAGAGTCCGATCACTGGATGCAAACTAAGTGGCGTCCTGCAATGGGATGGATGTACATGATTGTGTGTACATGCGACTTTGTTGTATTTCCAGTCCTATGGAGTCTACTGCAAGCAATGACGCACGGTAGTGTTTCGAGTCAATGGCAACCATTGACACTTCAAGGCGCTGGACTATTTCATCTTGCAATGGGTGCCGTTCTTGGTATTGCTGCATTCGGTCGTACTCAAGAAAAGATTGCTAATACCGCAAGTAATAATCCGACACCATCGTTTCAACAATCACCACAAAACTATCAATCAATAAATACAGTATCGCAGGCTCCAGTAACTCAAAATATTAGTACTGGTCCAGCAGTCGTAGGTTTTGGTGGTAAAGCTGCACCTCCTCCTGTACAAGAACAACTACTATAATTGGATGACTCATGAAGAAATTATTTTGGGCACTATGCATTGCATTGAGTTTATCATTAAACGCATATGCTACAGAGACAAAGAAAGTTTGCAATATTGTAAAAGATGCTAAGACTAAAAAGTCTAAAGAGGTTTGCAAGACGATTAAAGTCCATAAGAAGCTAGAACCTAGCAAGAAGAAATAATCATGGATAATGCCGCAGTTGAACTTAAGGTAGACGTTGAAGTGCTTAAGCAGCAAGTCTTGACATTAACGCAGTTATGCAATAAAATGGATACGATCATAGAAAAGCTAATCGACAATAACGATAGACTCACTACTCAGATATATCAAGATATGGACAAAAGAAAGCAAGAAACTGTTAGTGATATCAAAGAACTTCATTCTAGAATCACTACAGTAGACAGAAACGTTTCTGATAAGATAGAACTTACTGAACGTAGAATCATGGACGAGATTAAATCTCTCCGTGAGGATATTGCGTCACGCAATAAAAAAGAAGATGGTGAACTCCGTAAAATTATGGAATGGAAGTGGATGGCAGCAGGAGCTATAGTAGTACTTGTGTGGGTAGCATCGAATATAAAATTAGAAATGATTAATAAAATATTAGGCGGGTAATTATCTTTTTCAGGATAGTTTTAGATAATTCAGGAACTTGACAAACGAGCGAATCTATAGTAAAATGTAGATTCGCTAATTTTTTTATGGGACTACAACATTATGAGCATGTGGATAGATCAGAAGTACATCGGCATTCTTTCCATCCGCTTGGACAAGTTTTCAGCTAAAGGCGACTACACATACAACTTTCGTTGCCCAGTCTGCGGCGACAGTCAAACAAATCGGAATAAAGCGCGTGGCTATATCTTTCCAATGAAAGAGGGTCTATTCTATAAATGCCACAATTGCGCAGTAAGTTTGTCATTGGGTACATTGATCAACAGAATCGATCCAGCACTTTACAAAGAATATTGCCTAGAGCGATATAAGACTGGAGAGACAGGTCGCAAAGCACACAAAGCCCACAGTTTCGTATTCAAGCCAGTTAAGTTTGGTAGTAGCATGACTGACGATTTTAAAGGTGTGCTGACGCCACTATCAAAGCTGCCTGATGACCATGAAGCTATTCTCTATGCACAATCTAGAAAAATTCCTGTAGATAAGTACAAGACACTTTATTATATTGATGACGTACAGAAGCTGAAATTGTTTTCGCCTAACTATGAAGATAGAATCGTCACTCATGAACCGAGAATTGTTCTTCCGTTCTATGACAGTAATGATGTATTAGTTGCACTTTCGTGTAGAGCAATTCGTGGTGAGAAGTTGAGGTATCTTGTAGTCAGAGTAAAGGACGAGTTGCCAATTCTATTCAACATGAATAAAGTGAACAAAGAAGAAACTATATATGTTACTGAAGGTCCAATTGATAGTCTGTTTGTTCAGAATGCAGTAGCAGTTGGTAGTTCCAATCTTAGGTATGCGCTAGATCACTTTTCAAAAGAGAAGCTAGTATTGATCTATGACAATGAACCCAGAAATAAAGAAATCGTGAAACTGCTAGGTGCAGCTATCAATGATGGCGCAGCAGTTGTAATTTGGCCAAAAACTTATGAAGAAAAAGATATAAATGATATGATACTAGCTGGAAAAACGCAGGATGAAATCCTCAATACACTAAATAATTTCACCTTTAAAGGCCCTAAAGCATTGCTTGAATATAACAATTGGAGAATGGTATGAACGTTAGAATGGTAAGCTATTCCCAACCTCCTATAAATTTTGATGAAACCGATTCGACATTACAAGACCTTGTCGCATTCTGCGCAAGAGTATCTAATCCCTCCAATCAGTCCAATTCCGAAACTTCGGAACGACTTATCAAATACCTTATTAGAAACAAGCACTGGAGTCCACTTGAAATGGTCTCCGTCTGCCTCGAAGTTGAAACCACAAGAGACATTGCTAGACAGTTCCTTAGACATAGAAGTTTCTCCTTTCAAGAATTCAGCCAACGCTACGCTGATCCAACAAAGGATTTGGACTTTGTATTGCGAGAAGCCCGTCTACAGGATACGAAAAATAGACAAAACAGTATAGAGACTGATGATGCTAATCTTCAACGCCGTTGGGAAGAGCAACAAGAATTTGTTATCGCCTCTGCAAAAAGTGCATACGATTGGGCTATCGTAAATGGTATTGCAAAAGAACAAGCTAGAGCAGTACTACCAGAAGGCAACACCGTAAGCCGTCTGTATATAAATGGAACACTCCGTTCATGGATTCATTACATTGACTTGAGGATTGAGATCGGAACTCAAAAAGAGCATAGACAGATAGCCGAAGCATGTGCTGAAGTTATCGCAAAGGTATTTCCCATTATTAAAACAATAAAAGATTAAAGAGGTATTGAATGACTACAGCAATTGTGCATGGCATTACGGTAGACTATAGTAGAGACAAACTATTCGATGAATTAGGAATTAAAAGACTTAAAGAAAGTTACATGAAAGATGATGAAGTATCTCCACAAGAAAGATTCGCATTTGTTTCAAAATCGTTTGGATCAAATCCAGAACATTCTCAAAGGCTTTACGATTATGCTTCAAAGCATTGGCTTAGTTATTCTACTCCCATCCTTTCTTATGGTCGTAGCAGCCGCGGATTACCTATCTCATGTTTTTTGCCCTATCTCCACGATAGTGCAAAAGGTCTTGTCGATTGTCTCGCGGAAGTAAACTGGCTATCAATGCTTGGAGGTGGTGTTGGTATCGGTGTCGGCATTCGGTCTTCTGATGATAAGTCTGTAGGCGTAATGCCTCACCTGCGCACGTATGATGCGTCCTCGCTTGCGTACAGACAGGGCAGCACACGTAGAGGATCATATGCAGCGTATTTGGATATCAACCATCCTGATATCATTTCATTCTTAGAGATGCGTAAGCCTACAGGTGATCCTAATCTACGCACTATGAACTTGCATCACGGCATCAACATTACAGATGACTTCATGCAGATTATTGAACGATGCATGTTAGACAAAAATGCTGATGACAGTTGGGAACTAAAGGACCCACAAAGCAAAGTCGTTCGTGAAGTTGTATCTGCAAAAGAATTGTGGCAAAGAATTCTAGACACACGTATGCAGACAGGAGAGCCATATCTTCACTTCATTGATGCATCAAACAGAGCACTGCCAGACTTTCAGAAGAAGATGGGTCTATCTGTTAAGCAGTCTAATCTATGTTCCGAAATCATTCTAGCTACTGATGAATTCCGAACAGCAGTCTGTTGCCTATCATCTGGCAATCTAGAATACTTTGATGAATGGAAAGATGACAAATTATTCTTGCATGATGTTGCAGAAATGCTAGACAATGTGTTACAATACTTTATCGACAATGCACCAGAACAAGTCGCAAGAGCAATTTACTCTGCAAAAAGAGAACGTTCTATTGGCTTTGGTGCATTAGGATTTCATGCATACTTACAAAAGAATAATCTTGCATGGGAAAGCGCATTAGCAAAGTCTGCTAATTTTAGAATGTTCAAACACATTAGGACTAAACTTGATGAAGCTAACCTTGCTTTGGGAAAAACTAGAGGCGAAGCTCCCGATGCAGTTGGGACAGGGAAGCGGTTTGCTCACGTTATGGCTATTGCTCCTAATGCTAGTAGTTCAATTATCATGGGCAACACTTCTCCTTCTGTCGAGCCATATCGTGCTAACGCATATCGCCAAGATACTCTTTCAGGCTCTTCATTGAATAAGAACAAGTGGCTTGACAAAGTTATTACAAAACATTTAGAACTTGATGGTGGCACCTGGACACCACAAGGTGAAGATGCGTATCAGCAAGTCTGGTCAAGCATCATTGCTAATGATGGATCGGTTCAACACCTCGATTGGATGGACGATTGGACAAAAGACGTATTCAAGACTTCTATGGAGATTGATCAGCGTTGGATCATTGAACTTGCAGCAGATAGACAGCAATACATCGATCAGGCACAATCGCTAAATCTATTCTTTAGACCAGATGTGAACGTGAAGTATCTTCATGCAGTACACTTTCAGGCATGGAAACAAGGGCTTAAAACTCTATACTACTGCCGTTCAGAAAAGATTGGTAAAGCAGATAAAGTTTCTAAGAGAATCGAACGAGAGATTATTAAGGAATTAAACATGACTGCACTAATCGACGGAGATACATGCCTTGCGTGTGAAGGGTAATGGCACATATCATAGCAAATTTACCTCCAGTAAAATGCTTTGTTCGTAAAGAGTTTCTTTACGATTTTGAACGCGGGCATGGTCAGCTAGAATCGTGTTGGTGGATCAGCATCAAGTCATTGCGTGGACAAGCTTTTCGCATTGAGTCTTATTTGAATGAATATGGCGCACTATATGATAAGCTTCCTATCAGTGCATACTGCTGGAAGCCAATCGAAGGTGAGCCTCTACCACTCGACTACTTACAGCTATGGGATTGCTTAAGCTATGACATTACAGTGTTGAAGAAAGCACAACTTCAATCGATGAAATGTAAATTCAAATTAAAAAGTGGTGGTTGGATGTATGGTGAATATATGTTCACAGTAGATTCAGCACATCCAGATTTTAATACAATCGACACCGGATTCTCAGAAGACTCAGAAGACCACAAATCGTACAATTTTATTAAATGTGATAATGGTCAATTTGCGTGTCAACCAAATAATAGATTGCTTATACTTGAACCATCAAGCAATCCTAGTGAGTTGAAACGTCCAGATTTTAAAGTAGCAACAAAAAGATGGTCTGTTGAAACTGATGCTAAGTGGGCATTAGGCGACACAGACACAGTTATGTACGAAAAGGAAGAAAAATGAAAAAACTATTAACAATTTTAGCGTTGTCTTTATTGACAACAATTTCTTTTGCACAAAAGCAAAAGCCAGGCGTCACATATGATGCTATCATTACGAGGGTAATTGATGGCGACACAGTAGCGTTTCAAGCAAACTTTTTGCCTGAGCCATTAAAGAAGGAACTTAGCATCCGTGTGTTTGGCGTAGATACTCCTGAAAAAGGATTTCGTGCTGGATGTCCAAGCGAGGACGAAAGAGGTCAAGCTGCTTCTGCATTTACTAAAGCACAAATCAATGCGGCTACACATCGCCAAGTTGTTCTAATGGACTGGGACAAGTATGGCGGTAGAGTATTGGGTGATGTTATTCTTGACGGTAAGAGTCTACGGATGATGCTTATTCAGAATGGATATGCAAGAGAATATTACGGTGAAGCAAAACAATCTTGGTGCAATTGATAAATGCAACTAATCATAAATTTATTTTTATTATTTCTATTCCTACTACTTGATGATAGTAAAGAAGAGAAAGAAGAACTGTCCATAAAAGAAATTTTAATCGAAAAGCATAGTGAAGGATTCTATGCATGGATGAAAGAGACTAATACATTTGTAGGACAAGGCAAAACGCCAGAAGAACTTTTTGCGTTGATTCGTGAAAAGTTTCCAAAACTAGACATTAAACTAACAGCGAGTGAACAACAATAATGAACGCAAAGAAGCACACACAAACGCTGATGAATGAGAGATCATACTTCAAGCCATTTCAATATCCATGGGCATATGACGCATGGTTAAAACATGAACAGAGTCATTGGCTTCATACCGAAGTTCCTATGCTTGATGACGTAAAAGATTGGAAGAAGAATCTTACTAATGAAGAAAAGAAATTTCTAACACATATCTTCAGGTTCTTTACTCAAGGTGATATTGACGTTGCTGGTGGATATGTTAAGAATTATTTACCAAACTTTCCTCAACCAGAAGTTCGAATGATGTTGCTAGGCTTTGCAGCAAGAGAAGCATTGCACGTTGCTGCATACAGTCACTTGATTGAAACGCTAGGACTGCCAGAAGCAACCTATAATGAATTCTTAGAGTATCAAGAGATGCGTGATAAGCATGAGTACCTTCTCGACATTTCAAATGAGACTAAAGACACAACTTCTATTGCTACAGACGTTGCGGTGTTCTCAGCATTCACTGAAGGTATGCAATTGTTTAGTTCGTTTATCATGCTGCTAAACTTTGCAAGACATGGTAAGATGAAGGGTATGGGTCAGATCATCACTTGGTCTATCGTTGATGAAACTCAGCATACAGAAGGAATGATTAAATTGTTCCGTACATACATTGAAGAGAATCGTGAGATATGGAATGATGACTTGAAAGGTCGCATCTATACTATCGCAGAGAAAATGGTTCAATTGGAAGACAAGTTTATTGATCTTGCATTTGAGTTGGGCCCAATGGAGAACCTCACAAAAGAAGATGTTAAGGAATATATCCGTTACATCACAGACAGACGCCTGATTAGTCTTGGTATGAAAGGCATCTTTAAGCGTAAGAGAAATCCTCTACCATGGGTAGAAGAAATGATCAATGCGCCTACGCATACAAATTTCTTTGAGAATAGAGTAACAGATTATTCTAAGGGTGCTCTATCTGGTAAGTGGGATGACGTTTGGGGCAAAGCATAAAATTCTAGGAGCATATATAGTTCTGACAGTGTTATTACTAAGGAGCTATAAATGTCAAACTATCAAATTTTGTGTGATTCGTGTGGAGCAGAATACCAAATAGAAATCGTTGTAACGGGAACAGAATCGACACCAATATTTTGTGCTTGCTGCGGAGAAGAATTAGAAGATATTGTATCAGTTGATGCATTAGATCATACAGGCGAATTGGATGAGTGGGATAAACTTATTGAAGATGTGTATGATGAAGATGATGAGTGGAAAGAACGAGAATGAAAATAGCTGGCATCGATTACTCGATGACCTCACCAGCAATTTGCATTTTTGATACTGAAAGTCCTGAGTTTACTTTTGAGAATTGTAGACTAAATTTCCTGACACAATTGAAAAAGTATGATGTAAAAGTTAAAAACATCATAGGAGAGTATTTTGAGTATGAAGATGATATGCAGAGGTATGATGTAATCTCTTCTAAGTTCATTGACATTGTTCTATTGAATGATGTTGAAAGAGTTTTTATTGAAGACTACTCTATGGGTTCTAGAGGTAGAGTATTCAACATTGCAGAAAATACTGGCATATTGAAGTACAGATTATGGCAGTTCCAGATACCTGTATTGGGGATTGCTCCTACAGTTATCAAAAAGTTTGCTACTGGTAAAGGCAATTCAGATAAGCAAAAGATGCAGGATGCGTTTGAGCTTGAATGTGATTTAAAGTTGAAGCATGAGTTCAACATGACAGAGAAACAATGGAACCCATCTTCCGATATAATTGATTCATATTATATCTGCAAGTATGGTTATGTAAACATGGAGAAATTATGAGCAAACGAAATTCGAATGAAGATTCTTTATTAGACATTATTGATAACTCAGAGTCATTTATTACTAAACCTCTAGGCAATCTATACACAGTATATTTGTCTGGAATGATTGATGAACCATCATGCTACACAAAGATATTTGAAATGATCAGAAATGCAGAAGAGAATGACATTATCAAAATGCATATTAATTCTGAAGGCGGTCATCTATTCACTGCTATTCAATTTATTAGAGCTATGACAGAATCTAGAGCTACTATCGTTGCATCCGCAGAAGGTATGTGTATGTCAGCAGCTACTATGATTTTTCTATCAGCAGATAATTTTGAGATATCAGAGCATTGCATGTTCATGTTCCACAATTACTCAGGTGGCACATTTGGCAAAGGTGGTGAAATGTATGATCAGCTTATCAAAGAGCGCAAGTGGTCGGAAAAGATCATCAATAAAATCTACAACGGCTTCTTGACAGATGAGGAAATAAAGTCTATAATGAACAATAGAGACATTTGGATGGAAGGTGATGAAGTAAAAGTCCGTCTAGAAAAACTTCTGAACAAAGAAAATGGCATTCCTGAGCCAGTCAAAAAGCCTAGGGCTAGAAAAGCAAAACCAACAGCCTAAGAAAGATTTTATATTATGTACAAATTGAATTTTCTATTTCATGCAATAGGTGATCAAGTATGCACTACTGCAATTCCAGAAAACATCCATAACGTCACAGGTAAAAAATGTGTCATTACAGATAAACGTATTTGGGCGTTCAAGCATAATCCATACGTTGTTTTTATGGAAGAGAATGAAGCGAAGGGTTTAAACGAGATTGTTATCATGCCTGATGCACGTATTCCAGAACAGATAAAGGCGCATGAAAATATGATGAAGTCTGTTGTTTACAATTCGCAGACTGAGTATATGTGCGTTAACATGAATTTTAATGATGTGCGATTACGCCATCCTCGTCTGTACATCTATGAAGATGTAAAAAGATTTCCAAATAGAATTGTAGTGCATACTTCAGGATCAGATAGAACTGTAGATGGCGAGGCGCCGTTCAGAGCTAATCATGGTGAAGATTCTGTTCGCATTATGTCCGATGAAGTTATTGCATCTATTCTTAAAAACTATGATGAGGATACTTATGAGGTGATTCAAGTTGGCGGTAAAACAGACAAGCCTCTCGGAGGACATTCGAAAGATTTTCGTGGACTAGGACTATGGCAGAATGCCGAAATGATTGCAACTAGTGCAAGATTTATTGGCGTTAACTCTGGCTTTATGCATATTGCAAATTGCTATCCAGGAGTTGATAAGCGCATTGTATTACAAGAGTTTCATTCAGCAGCTATTCAAACGTACAAGCCAGGAGACACTCGCGCATGGGGTATGTCGTGGTTTGATCCTACATCAACATTCTTCAACAAATACAATGTAGATGTTGGCGTATCATACTCACACACTAAAATATGAAAAAGACTACAGCAGTCATTATTGGCAATACACACCACGAATTGATGAAGTTTTCTATTGAGTCTACACTTAAGAATATCGATTGTGAAGATATCATGGTGTTCAGCAATAGAGATGTTCTTGGGTACGGACAGTACTTTCCGATCAAAGATGATTTTACACTTAATGACTATAATCTATTTTGCTTGAAAGGCTTATGGCCTTACATCAAAACAGAGTTCGCATTGATCATTCAGTATGATGGCATAGCAGCTAATCGCTCTGCTTGGAATGATGAATTCTATAACTATGATTACATCGGCGCACCATGGCCAGATCGTTTCTCTTGGATCAAACCCACAGAGAAAGTTGGCAATGGTGGATTCTCATTAAGAAGCGCAAAGCTTTTGGATGCATTGAAAGACTATCAAATTCGGATTCACGAAGGTGATAATCGTCTAGGCGCAGAAGATTCCATTATTGGTCAAGGATACAAAAGCTATCTAAGTTCCAAGTACGGCATCAAATATCCATCTGTTGAGCTTGCTAATCAGTTTAGCCATGAGTGGTGTAATCCTACAGGAGAGTCTTTTGGATTTCATGGTGTTTGGAATGTGCCACTATTCTTTGATGAAAATACAACAATCGAATACGTACTTGACATTCCTACTACTTACTGGTATAATGATAGGTATCATGCATTCATGGAGAACTGCACAAAGCGAGGCTATCAAAATGCAATGCAAACCCTAATAGATAAATTGATGCTCACAAAATGAAATATCTTCCAAAAATATTTGAACCTACAATTGAATGGATAAAAAATGATTACAGGTCTTACCCTCTCCGCTTTGCTGTTGAGTTGCTTGCTTGGGCTATCAGTATATGCTGTTCTGTCACGATGGCTCTCACCGTACCACACCCTCCACTCATGGCTCTTTACCCTATCTGGATTATGGGTTGCGGCATGTATGCTTGGGCTGCTTACAGTCGTAAATCTTTTGGTA